CTACTTACAGATGAACTTAAAATGGTAGGAAAAGATCTTACTACACTAGTTGATGATGATAACTGGAGATTTAATAATACTCTTACTCGTAATGAGTTTTCAGCTTTTAGATCAGATGCTATTTCTCTGATAAAGAAGACATTCAAATGTAATAGGACAAAAGCTCTTAATACATTTGAATGGTACTGGAGTAATTTTGGCTTAAGATTAAAAAATTAGGAAATGAAAAAGCTATTTAAATCAGAACTATTCTTTGCTATCTCATCATTTATAATTGTAAATGGTTCTATAGTTATTTTGGTGATTACAGCATTACATTTAGATCACATATATTTTCATAAATAATGATTGCAATGAGAGCACAAAAAGGAGACAAGGTAAATCTTGTCCTGGATAATTCAGCAGATTTTGTTTTCTGGCTTATACAAAAAGCAGATGAGCCTGAATTCTTCTTTTCTAACACACAACACTGGACTAATGATATCTTTGAACAAAAAGGTTATTGGTATCATCACCTGGCACAGAATTTAGTTGAGAGAAAAGAGTTTGAGATGGTAAAACCTTGTATCATCACTTTTGATATAGTAAATGATAGACTTAGTATCTATATGGATGATTCTCTTATAGAGGTTGAGAATGGGATATCTAAGGATAAAGAAGCCAAAGAATATATTAAAAAACACTATGCTTATCAAATAGACAAAGAAGATTAAAATGTGGTATAAAACAGAAGATGTAGATAAGAAAGACTTGTATTTAGAAGCTAAAGAGGATATAAAAAAGTCTACAAAAGTTATTTGGTTGGATACAATGGGAGAAGCTGATTTTAAAAAACACTCAAAAGTTAAACATCATGAAAGAAGGATGGGTAGAATTTCAAAGAATTCCATGTAAGATAGGATTTATAGATAAATGGACAGGTGATTCAGGAAGTAATCCTAATAATCCTAAAGCAGCTAATTTTAACCTTAATGCATTTAGTACTTGGTTTAGATTAAATGGAAAAGGTAAATGGATTAATAAAAACCAATTTCAGTTTGATTTTTATAACACTCTTATTTTTGAGAGAGGATTATATAATGCTGAAGATTTGTGGGAGAATTATATAAAAGAAGAAAATGATTAAATATGAAAGAATTATTAGAATATGCAAATAGTGTAATAAAAGATCATCCTGGGTTAAAGAGGGATATAATAAGTCTTGTGGAACTTTGTAATGATGAAATCTCCCAGGGAGAATCTTCTGAGCATGAAATTGAACTTTGCATAGAGGATATTAGACAATTAATTGAAAAACTATGAGATTTGAAGAAGAAGACTTCGAGAGAGCACATCTAAAAGATCAGATGTATCTTGAGGAATATCAAAAAGAGATAGAAGAAGAGTGGCAGAAATGGGAAGAAGAACATCCTTCTCCTGCTAAGATTGTAGTATTAAAACCATTTAAAACAAAGAAACATGAGCAAAGAGATCAAAGTACCAAACTTTTATAATATAGAGATAGGTCAACTTACAAGAGCAGGAAATCTTAATATTAGTCATTCCTTTATTTGTAAATCAGATAAGGATTATAATAGTGTCAATAATTTCTATTCTTCTAAATATAAAGGATTCTATGTAAGAACAGTAGAAGTAACAGAAGTTGTACAGGATGAGATTCCTAAAATAGTTCCTTATGATTATTCTTATAGCAGTCCTAAAGAGAAAGAAATAGAAAGTCTTAAACAAGAAATTAGAAAGCTAAAAGAAGGAACAGGTTCTTCTTTTGACAGATTTTCTGGAGAAATAAGTAAAAGCTATCTACCTCTTGAAACTAAATGAATACACTGTTCTTAAAGATACAATACAAGATGAAATTAAGGCTCATATAAAGAGTAAATACAGTACAGGATTAGATGTTTATGACATAGAGTTAGAAGATTTTACTCCTGGCACTAGTGAATTCAAATTTACTACAAAGCTTTATGGAAAGATTTTACCTGCAAATAATATTATAGAAGAATGATACTAAAATTAACACCTTTTCATTTTGAAGAACTTATCCAGAGAGGTTATTCTCTGGACATCATCTTCCTATTAAGACTTATTCATGAGCAAACAGACATAACTGAGCTTAAAGCGAATAATCTTAAAATAGATATGCTTTATGAAACACTTGTAAGAAAAGAACTTTTATCAGAAGATGGTAAACTTACTCTTATGGGACAGGAACTATTAGCTTTTATGGATAGTAAAATATCCAGAAGGCTGAAAAAGAATACTGTTGATAGTTCTGAATTTGAAGCATGGTGGCAAGTTTATCCCGGAACAGATACCTTTGTTTATAATGGTAAAACATTTCAGGGTGCTAGAAGTTTAAGAGCAAATAAAGAAGAATGTCGTTCTAAGTTTGATAAGATCCTATTAGAAGGAGAATATAAATTAGAAGATATGATCTCTGCATTAGAATTTGATATTCATCAGAAGAAGGAAGTTTCCTTTAAGACAGGAAATAATAAACTTTCTTATATGCAGAACAGCTTGACATATTTGAATCAGAGAAGCTTTGAAGGTTTTATTGAACTTGTAAGAGCAGGAGCTGTAATTATAGAATCACCCGAAGCATCTAAAGGATATACAGAAATATGATAATAGATCAATTTAGTCCTAAGAATCCTGGTCCTGGTTTGTATAGATATAGTGATATGAACTATGGAGACTATGGAGATATAGAAGTGAAAGTAGAATTATCTAAATTTCCTATTGTGAAAGAAACTTCGTGTGGGGTTTGGATATTGTATCCTTTTAGTAAGCTTGGAAGAAGATGGGTAAGTAATAGAGCAAGAAAAAGATTTGCATATCCTACTGAAATGGAAGCTCTTAAGAATTTTAAAGCAAGAAAAGCTAAACAAATTAGAATTCTTAAGTTTAGATTAAGATATGCTCAGGAAGCACTTATAGAAGGTGAAGTAATAAGAAGAGTAAATAATTATCCATTATGACACCAGAAGAGATTTTAGATGAAAGAAATAAGATAGCAGAGTTTAAGAAGCAATTTGCAGAATATCCTCTTAGACCTGATCAATGTTTTAAAGGAGTAAATCTTAAAGAGATACTACAGAAAGAACTAGGAGAAGATCAGGGATGGTTTCTTGGAATATGCTTAAGTGCAGTTATAGTAAAAGCTATGAAAGAGGCTTGTAACCAAGCTGTTGATCTATGTGCTGAAAATGCTCAAATCAAAATGGAAGGAGAAAGACTTACATATGGACCTCCTCCTACTTGGTGGGCAGTTATTGATAAAGAATCTATTTTAAAAACTAAAGAGCAAATAAAATGAAATATATACTTATAGATTTATTTAATGATACTATAAACATAGTATGTAAAGATGATGAATCAGGTGATTATTTGATACTCGATACATTAGCAGAAGCTAAAATAGCTAAAGAAGAATATTGTCAGAATGGTATTATAGTTCCTCTTGGTGATTTTATGACAGTATTAGAAGACTGTTCTGGATTTATAGGAGCTGCTTTATTTGAATTAGGAGAAGAAGAAGATGAAGATGGTAATACTGTAGATGAAGAAGATAGTTTAGAAGCATCTGTTAACCAATTTTTACAATGACAAAAATATTAATAATTGTTGAAGGAGGAAATATTCAATCAATTTTCTCTACAGAATCTATAGAGTATATCGTTCTTGATCGTGATAATATAGCAACAGGAGATAATGTCCCTACTATGGAAGATTATTCTGTAGAAGATAAATTAATAAGTAAAGAAGAAATGGATGATTGTCTTATATGTGCTAGGGTAGTTAGTATCTTAGATAGATATGCAGGAAATCATGATCTTATCTCTCTTGTACAGAATGGTATGATTTTATTTAGTGAAGCAGTTACATACTTAAATTCAATAAAACCATGAGAACAATAAAAAGTGTAGGAGTAGTAATATTAGGATTCCTAATTATTGTATTAGCAGTATTAGTCCAAATGATAGAAAAGGATTTTGAAAAAGCAGAGAAGTCTTTTACAAATAAAATAGGTCAACATGTAGTTTTAGGGAAAGATACCTTAATGATCATTGATTATTCTCTACTTCAGAGTAACTTTGTACTCGAAGATGGTAGAGTAATATCTAAAAAGTTAGCAGAAGATCATCTAATAATCAAGAAATGAGTTTTGATATAGTTGAACAAGAAGTAAATGATGGATTAGCAGGGAAGAATAATGGTATTCCTATGGGCTTTGACAGATTAAATCACTATGTAGGGATTCGTAGAAGAATCCTTACATTAGTGTTTGGATCCACAGGTTCAGGTAAGACTGCCTTTATTCACTCTGCTTACATCCTAAATCCATTTGATTGGTATATAAAGAATAAGGATAAAACAGACATTAAGTTTAAAGTAATCCTATTCTCTATGGAAAGAAGTAAAGTATATATCCTAGCTAAGTGGATTAGTAGAAGAATTTTTATTGATTATGGAATTCTTATTCCTATTCAGAAGATGTTAGGATGGTGGGATGTTAAAATGACTAAGGACGAACATGATTTATTCTTAGCTCAAAGAGACTATCTTGGTGAACTTCTGGAAGTTGTTGATATCATAGAAGGTCCACAAAATCCAAGAGGAGTTTTTGTTCCTGTAAATGAATATGCATTGAAAAATGGTGTGATACATCAGATTGATAAGTTTAATAAAGTTTATGAGCCTAATCATCCTAATGAAATAGTAATTGTAGCTGAAGACCACTTAGGTTTAACTAAAACTGAAAAGGACTATACTACTAAAAAAGCAGCAATTGATAAGGTAAGTGAATACAATCAAATGTTTAGAGATTTATTTGGATATTCTCCTGTAGCTGTTAGTATGCTTAATAGATCTCTAAGTAATCCTGTTTATCAGAAAATGGAAAGCTTCGAGCCAAACATTGATGATGTCAAAGAGACAGGAAGACCTGGAGAAGATTCAGATGTTGTCATTAGCTTATTTGATCCTATCAGATATAAGACAACAGATCCTACATATAATGTAGATAAATTTATAGATTCTGAAACTGGAGCTAATTATTTCAGACGAGTAAAAATCCTTAAGAATTCATATGGGGAAGATTTAGTTGGCTCAGGAATGGCATTTCAGGGTTCTACGGGGATATTTTCCGAGTTACCAAAGAAGTCTTTAATGACTAGTTTTGATTATAATGAATTATTTAATGGTTCGTACTTTCTAACTAATAAATAAATGCCTAGATATTTTAAACAAAATGGTAAAAGAGTACCAAATTTAAAAATGGAGAAAGCATGGATTGTAATACCAGTTAAATCCGAGAAAGGTAGTATTCAGAGTAATATTGAATCCTATTTGGTACAAACAAGAGTAGCAGATTATATAGTATTACTTGAGAGTAAGATTAAAAATGGTTTACCTAAATTATCAATAAAATGAAAAGTAATAAAGAATATAGATTTAAGGATAATCCTAAAGAAAAAAAGCTTCATGATAAATTCATAGAGATGTTTAAAAGCACTGGAATAGCAAATAAAATACTTTCTGCAATAATATTTGGATGGAGAGGCTTTGATCAGAAAATTCCTAATAGATTCTTAACAGATGATGAAGAAGATATTTGTTTAAATCTTATTCAATGGCTTGGTTCTCCTGTAGGACAAAGTTTCTTGGAACAATGTGGGTTTATTAATAAACAAACAAAATGAAGCTTAAGACTATTTTAGTATTGGTAGAATTAGAGGATGGATCAGTCCATCAGGTGTTGTGCTCCCAGATAATAAAAGATCTTTGTATTGATCTTATGACTACAGAGACAGGAACTCTTAGATTATCTGAAAGAATTGAACCAATTACAATAGAAACTTATCAGAAATGATTATAGAGACTAAATTAGATTTAGACGATCCTATAGACACTTCTTTACCTTTGAGAGATCAAAGACAGAAGGAATTTGCTAATATATTCTGGAATAGTGATCAGAGAGGCATTCTTCTTTTAGCCCCCAGGTTTGGTAAGTGTTATGTAGGAATAGATATTATGCAGAGATTACCTTCTGATAGTAAGATTCTTATTGGTATTCCTGATAACAAGATTAAAGCTTCCTGGGAAGAAGATTTTGTAAGTAAAGAATATTCAAATCCTAATATTACATTCTCTACTCATATTTCTCTTCATAAATATCAAAGATACTTGTATGATTTCATTATTATTGATGAGTTACATAAACTTAGTAAGGCTGAAATAATAGTATGTAAATTACTCTTTAAAAATAATAAAAGAATACTTGGTCTTACTGGTACTCTTAGTGATGAGAATGAGCAGATATTTTATAATAAACTAAACCTTCCTGTAATAGCAGAATACAAAATAGAGAAAGCTGTTGAGGAGGGAATAGTAGTTGATTACAATATTTCTGTTATTCAGGTTCCTTTAGATCTTTATCAGAGAACTTGGGTTAAGAATAAGTTTATCTCAGAGAAAACAAGATTTAACAATCTTACTTGGGTAATTGGAGCTCTGGAAGAGAAAAAGAAGAGTTCTATGTTTATGCGACTTGCACGAATGAGAATAATTCAAAAAAGTGTAAGTAAGCTAAATAAGACCAAAGAACTTTTAGCTAAATATTCTAATGAGAGAATATTAGTATTTTGTGGAACCACTGCTACTGCAGACAGCTTAGGAATTTCTTCTTATCACAGCAAATCAAAGAACAAACAAATCTTTAAGGATTTTGCTGATGGTATTGGAAATCAATTAGCTGTTGTTAAGATTGGTAATACAGGTGTTACATATAAACCTCTGGATAAGGTGATAATAAATTATTTTTCATCATCTCCAGAAGATTTAACACAACGTATTAACAGGTGTATGGGTTTGGAATATAACAATCCAGATAAGAAAGCTAAAATCTATATCATAAGTACTGATGAAGCTATTGAAGCTGCTTGGTTAGATAAAGCTTTAGAATTTTTTGACAAAGAAAAAATTATATATCTATGAAAAATATAGGAACTAAAGAAGAACAGAAAAAAATTAGAGAATTAATTAAAGAGGCTGACAAAAGAGGGTTTAAAAAAGGAACATTCTATATTAGAAAAAATATTCTTTTGAATGGTCAGATTATAACTCAAGAAGAAGTAGCTGAACATAGAGCAGAATACTTCTGTACATATCCAGATGAAAGAGGTATAACTCTTTTCTGCGGTCCTTCTCAAGGACTCATTTACTGTAGAGGAGAATGGACAGTCGAGATAGATAGTAAGAGATCAAAAAAATACTGGTAAAATTACATATTTATGACAGCATTAGATTTATATAAGTTTGTAACAAAGAATAAGCTTGAATGGCATTGGGTGAATCTTAAGGAAATAGATGTAATTTTATTTATTCCTTTTGATCTACTCACAGAATGGATCACTCTACTAGGTCCTAACATACTTGATGAAGAAGGCGTGCTATGCCATATGAAAGAGGGGTATATGTGCTTTTTAATGCAAGAAATTTGTGATTACACAGACATAAATATCTCAGAAATATTTGGAAATGAGAAAGATAATTCGTAAATTTATAATCAAATAAGTTAAAAACAATAATTAAAAAAGTGAGAAATGGTAGAAAAAGAAAAAGAAGAATTTAAATTACCAACAGAGATTACAGAAGCAACATTATTACCCCCCAGAGATTTAGTCATAATCTCTATTCCAAAAGCAGGCAAAGGAACAATTCTTGGAAAATTCTCAGAGCAGTATAATGCTCTTGTATTAGATCTTGAGAAAGGTGGATATGATTATATATCTGCCAGAAAAATCTCTACATATACAGGACAGGAAACTACCAGGTGGGAAAGTTTTCAGAACTATGTGAAGTATAGAAAGATGCTATTGGAGAATAAAGGTAAATATGAGTATCTAATTGTTGATGGTCTCTCAGATCTTGATGATTTGTCAGAGATTGGAGGAACATATGCTTATATGAATAGTGTTATTGGTAAGAATTTCAATCGTCCTAAGTTAGCCAGTGGTGCTTATGGAGAACAATTTGAATTTAGTGATCCTAGATTCCAGTCTGTATTAACTCTTCCTGAAGGGTATGGTTATCAACATACAAGAACATGGTTCATGCAACAGGTAGAATTAATCAAACAAATTGCTCCTTATAGACTATGGGCTGCACATCTTGCAGATAAATACATAAAGGATAATGGCAAGGAACAGGTAATAGGAAGTGAATTAGCACTTACAGGACAGTTGAAGCGTATATTTGCATCAAAGGTAACTACTATGGCTAAATTAGTTGTAGAAGGCTCGGAGAGATGGTTAAACTTTGATGTTCAGAATGACAGTATTGTTGCAGGTAGTCGTGCTCCTTTTCTTGAGGGTAAAATGCTTATTTCTAGAAAAGGTACAGATGGTAGTATTGAAACATTTTGGGAAAAAATTTATAAATAATTAGATATGGATAATATAGCAAAAGGTGTTGCAACAGATCAAACTACTATGAATATAGCACTTGGCAGATTAAGTAATTTAACTAATTACTTGGATGATCAAGCTGCTATTTTTAGTGATCAGATTAAGAAATTAGATATTAGTAGTTATAAACCAGAAGAAGATGTTAATATAAAAAATCCAGTTCCGAAACCAGAACAGGAATCAATAATAGAACAAATGTCTTCTCTATTAAATAAATTAGAAAGAATAATTGTGAGAATTGATGTAAATAATGAAGCATTTAGAAGAATAGTATAAATTTAAAATTAGAAAAATGAGTAACATTGGTGGAACACGTAGAGCAAATCAGGATTTCTCTAAAAAAGTAGGTTTAGTGGAATGTAAAGTTGTAGCAATTAATCCTTCAGTAGAAGAATACAAAGAGCATTTCAACATTGAGTTAAAAGAAGATAGCAAGGCAACAGAATATCTTGGTGAAAGAGAAGGTAATGATACTTTAAGAATTGATGTCTGGCTTGAAGCTATTAAGAACCAGGAGAGATTCAAAGCTACTTTTTTCCTTGAGAACAGGGAGAGAGAGAATAAAGATTTTACTAAGAAACAGTATATTAATGCAGTAGGTAATTGTAGTTGGGCAGATGATCCTAATAATTTACCTGCTTGGTTTACTGCAAGAGATTATAGAGTAGCATATGTAGGAGAAGAAGATCTTTATAATTTCTTAAGGACATGGTTAGGTCAGCTTGACTATCGTTCTGCAGAAACTACTTTACAACTTGAATGGAAAAAGTTGATGAATGGTAATGTAAAAGATCTTACTGATCTTATTGATGGAGAATGGTGTACTGATATTATAGCTTTGGCTACTGTTATTGTAAAAGAGGATAAAGAAGATCCTACAAAAGTAAAAGAATTCCAGGGTATTTATAACAAAGCATTTCTTCCTCCATATTGTTTGAAGAATTTCAGATTAGTAGACTATATGGATTCTACTGTTATCGAAAGTCTTAAGAATAAAGAGAAACTTAAACCATATGAAAAATTTGTACTTAATGTTACAGATCCAGAGTATGGTTGTAAAGATTTCTTTATTCTGAAAGACATTAAGGAATATGTACCAGAGGAAAATCCTGTAAGTACCAATGCTCCTGCAGTTAGTTCAGAGGGACCTGAGTATTAATTAGGTATTAATAAACTCCCTCTAAAAATAGGGGGAGTTTTTATTTTTTAATTATGACTATAGAGGAAAAGATATCAAAGCTTATAGCTCTTGGAGGAAAGATTAATGTAGCAGCAGTTCACGATAGAATACAAGGATATTATCCAGAATATAATGAGATTCTTATAGCTGCTGGTTGGGAGGAAGAACAACTTAATAATACTCTAGATGAAAAAATAGAGTTCCTAGAAAAAAGACCTTGGTTAAAGTTCATAAAGGATTTAAAAAATAAAGAATGATAACAGGAGTAAAGAAAGTAACACTTACTACAGAGGCTATTCTTAGAAGAATATCAGAATATGATATATTTCGCTACTATATGCCTAATACACAATGGAAACCTAATGATGCTACTATATCACCATTTCCAAGATCAGACGGAAGAATAGAGAATAATCCTTCCTTTGTAATAGGAAATAAACATGGTAATCTTTCATTTATAGATTTCACTGATACAAGTCTTAGAGGTGATTGCTTTACATTTGTTAAACTCCTATTACACATTCCTACCCTGGATGAAGTATTAAAAACTATTGATAGAGATTTTGGATTAGGTATATCTACAGGACAAGTAGGGAACTATAAAAAGATAGTAGGTCAATATCAGCAACCTGAAGATTTAGGTAAACGTTATTCATTAGTTCAGGTATCTACCAGACAATTTACACATAATGAGTTAGCTTATTGGAATCTGTATTATCAAGATATAGAGGATCTAAGAGCAAATCATATTTATTCTATTAAGGAACTTTATCTGAATAAGAAGAGATTTCCTTTGAATGATAATGAACTTAGATTTGGGTATTTATATGATGGATACTGGAAAATTTATAGACCATTTGCTGATAAGAGATCAAAATGGGTTCCAAATAATGTGCCATTAAATATGATGAGAGGACTAGACAATTTAAATAAAGAATATAATAGTCTTATATTAGATTCTCTTAAAGATTATATGGTTTGTAGAAAAATTTATGAATATGTAGCTCACTCTCAAAATGAAAGTCTTGCTGCCTTTTCACATGAAAATATAGCATATATAAAAGAGAATTCTAAAGAAGTATTTTATGGAGGAGATTCTGATGCTCCTGGTAAACAAGCAAGTTATGCTATTACTAGTGCATTTGGATTTAAACACATAAATCCTCCAGATAATTTACTTCCTTCTGTAAAAGATTGGGCAGGGTGGGGCAAAGATAGAGGTTTAAAAGAATTAGAAAATC